TTGGCCAGCGATATCACGAATTGACAATGTTTATGGGGATCGTAATCTTGTTTGTTCTTGTGAAAACTATTTTGATAATGAAGATGGAACTTAAAGACTGGTTAAATTCAATCAACCAAACAAAGAAAAATTTAATAGATGAAGACCTAAGTATCGAAAAGGAATATCCTCCTTATATAATCAATCGTTGTTTCTCTGGACATCTTGATTCTATCATGTTTGCAAATGAGATGAATCAGTATCATTTTTTACCAAAAAGACTTCAATATGATTTTTATCTAAATACACTGAGAACTAAGAAGAGATTCTCTCCTTGGTTACGTAAAGATGAGATTAAAGATCTTGACTTGGTGAAACGTTATTATGGTTATAGTAACGAAAAGGCAAAACAAGCTCTACGAATCCTAACGAAAGAACAACTTAATTTTATAAAATCGAAATTTGAAACTGGAGGAAGACAATGAGTGTGGTTCAAGAGCTTGAAGTAAAGTGGACACCCGAACAAATGGTAGAGGTGACACTAAACGAACCTGATGATTTCTTAAAGGTTAGAGAAACTCTCACAAGAATCGGTGTAGCATCCAGAAAAGAGAAGAAGATATATCAGTCATGTCATATACTACACAAACAAGGTAGATATTTTCTTGTTCATTTTAAAGAACTTTTTGCTCTTGACGGTAAACATGCTAATCTTACCTCTAATGATGTTCAGCGTCGCAATCGTATTTCTCAACTTCTTGCTGATTGGGGATTGGTTACTATTGTAGATTTAAAAAAAATACAAGACATTGCACCTTTAAATCAGATTAAAGTATTAGCATATAAAGACAAAGGAGATTGGATACTAGAAACGAAGTATAATATAGGTAGCAAAAAGAAAAAAGTTGACGAATCCTAATAGCCTTTATAATGGCATTAATGAACGTCTTTTCTATACTTTAGGAAAGCGTCCAGATACTGCTACTTTACATGATTTCTATATGGCATTAAGTTATGCTGTAAGAGATCAGATGATGAATTACTGGTTGTCTATGGAGACACCTACTGATAAGGAAGTGGCATATCTTTCTGCAGAATTTTTAATAGGACCACAACTTGGTAATAATCTTATAAGTCTTGGTATGAAAAAAGATGCACAAGATGCATTGGAAAAATATGGGTATACATTAAATCAAATTTTAGATGTAGCAGAAGAACCTGGTTTAGGTAATGGTGGGTTGGGTAGACTAGCAGCATGTTATATGGACTCTCTAGCAACCTTACAAGTACCTGCTACTGGATATGGTATAAGATATAAGTATGGTATATTCAAACAACAGATAAGAGATAATCAACAAATAGAAGTTACTGATAATTGGTTACACGGAGAATGGCCATGGGAACTTTGTCACCCAGATGAATCTGTTCTTGTAGGTTTTGGTGGTAAGGTAGAAAATTATGTATCTGATAGAGGAAATTATAGAGTAAGATGGGTTCCTGATGAACAGGTAATTGCTGTTCCATATGATATTTTACAAATAGGATATAAGGTTAATAATTGTAATAGGATTAGATTATGGAGAGCAGATGCTACTGAAACATTTGATTTCTATGCATTCAATATAGGTGACTATATGGGATCTGTAGAACAGAGTGTCTCATCTGAGACTATTTCTAAGGTTCTATATCCTAATGATGGTACAGATGCTGGTAAGATATTAAGATTAAAACAACAACATTTCTTTGTGAGTGCGTCTCTTCAAGACATGTTGAGAAGTTTAGATAAACGTGGATATGAGATAGAAGACTTCCCACATCATTGGCAGGTTCAATTAAATGATACTCATCCTGCTATTGCTGTAGCTGAGTTAATGAGATTACTTGTAGATGAAAGACATCTTGAATGGGAATCTGCATGGGAGATTGTAACTAAGTCTATTGCATATACAAATCATACATTGATGCCAGAAGCACTTGAGAAGTGGGATCTTAAATTATTCAAGACTCTTCTTCCACGTCATATGGAAATTATCTATGAGATTAATCGTAGATTTTTACAGGTAGTACGTCTGCACTATCCTGGTAATGATAGTATTTTAGAAAAGATGTCTATTATTGATGAGCGTGGTAATAAGGCAGTTCGCATGGCACATCTAGCAACCATTGGTTCTCATCATGTGAATGGTGTTGCTGCATTACATTCTGAATTAGTTAAGACACAATTGATGCCAGAGTTTTATGATCTATGGCCATATAAGTTTACTAATGTAACTAATGGTGTTACTCCCCGTAGATGGATTGCATCTTCTAATTCATGTCTTTCAGAAGTTCTTGATGAGTATGCAACAGGATGGATTACTAATGGTGAGAAACTCAAAGATCTTGAAAATCATATAGATGATAGTAGTATGATTGAAAAGTTTGCAGAAGCAAAGGTAGTTGGAAAACATAATCTCGCAACATATATTTTTAATAATTTGGGTATTGCTGTAGATCCTTCTAGTATATTTGATGTACAGGTTAAAAGAATACATGAGTATAAGAGACAGCATCTGCTTGCTCTTTGGGTAGTATCTCAATATCTTAGAATTAAAAATGGAATTGATATTGTTCCACGTACAGTAATATTTGGTGGTAAGGCAGCACCTGGTTATTATATGGCAAAATTAATTATAGAATTTATTTGTAATATTGCAGAGGTAGTTAATAGTGATCCAGATATGGATGGTAAGTTGCGTGTAGTATTCTTACCAAATTATAGTGTTAAGTTAGGAGAACTTGTATATCCTGCTGCTGATTTATCAGAACAAATTTCTACTGCTGGTAAAGAAGCATCAGGTACAGGAAATATGAAGTTCCAAATGAATGGTGCTCTCACAATAGGTACACTTGATGGTGCTAATGTAGAGATAAGAGATCTTGTAGGGGAAGAAAATTTCTTCCTGTTTGGACATGATGAAAAGGGTATAGTAAATCTATGGCAGCATGGATATTATCCTAAACATCATATGAGTGCGGAACTTTGGGAAGTAATTAATCTTATTAAGGGTGGACATTTTAGTCATGGTAATAAAGAAAAATTTCAACCTTTATTAGATAATCTTGTTAATCATGATCCTTTCTGTGTTTTTGCAGACTTTGATGATTATTGTAATGCTCAAGATCGTGTAAGTAGTGCATGGAAAGATAGAGATAGGTGGAACCGAATGTCGGTTATCAACACTGCACGTTCGGGATTCTTCTCTTCTGATAGATCGATTAGGGATTACTGTAAAAGAATATGGGGTATTCCACACTGACCTTTTAAAATATTTTTGTATAATTAGTAGTGTACGCTTCGGGTACACAATTCACACTCGCTTATTTAAGGAGAACTATGACTTACTTACAAAAGTATCACTCTGCCAATCTTCCAGAGTTAATGAAGATTATTTCTAAGAATGGAATTGGTATGGACTCATACCTAGATAGATTTTTCAATTCTTATGAAACCACAACAAACTATCCACCCTATAATCTTATTCATGTAAATAATGTTGAGTCGATACTAGAAATCGCATTAGCAGGATTTAGTAAAAATGAACTTAATGTTTATACTGAATACGGAAAACTTATTGTTGAAGGAAAAAAAGAGGCAAAAGAGAAAGAATCCGAGTATGTCTATCAAGGACTGGCTCAGAGATCTTTCAACAGAACCTGGTCACTATCAGAAGATATTGAAGTCAGAGAGGTTCAGTTTAAAGATGGATTACTTACCGTTAAGTTGGGTAAAGTAGTTCCAGAACATCATGCACGAAAAGATTATATGTGATATAATTAAATTAGATTATGAAATTTAATGGATTATAAGACATCTGGAGTTGACATCAAAGCAGGAAACTCCTTTGTGAATAAAATTAAAGATACCGTCATGTCCACTCATCGACCAGAGGTTATGGGTGGATTTGGTGGTTTTAATGGTGCAATTAGAATACCTTATCAGTATAAAAATCCAGTATTAGTATCAGGAACTGATGGTGTTGGAACTAAACTTAGACTTGCACACATATGGGATATACACGAAAACGTGGGTAAAGATTTAGTTGCAATGTGTGTGAATGATGTAATCACAAGTGGGGCAGAACCATTGTATTTCTTAGATTACATTGCTACTGGAAAATTAGATCCAGATAAATTAGGACAAATTGTTGAAGGTATATCAAATGCGTGTATTGAAGCAGGTTGTTCTCTTCTGGGTGGAGAAACTGCAGAGATGAATATTATGTATAATGATTTGGAATATGACTTAGCAGGTTTTTGTACTGGTGTTGTAGAGGAAGAAAATTTTATTACAGGTGCAACTATTGCTCAAGGAGATATAATTATAGGTATCGAAAGTAATGGTCTTCATAGTAATGGTTTTACTTTAATTAATGAAATGTTATGGAGACATCAATTATCTTATAAAGATGTATCAGAGATTGGTGATCCAACTCACATCTATGCAAAAGTTGTAAGAGAAGTATTGAATAATTTTGATGGTGTCAAAGGTATGGCACATATTACTGGTGGTGGACTACAAGAAAACGTACCAAGAATAATTCCAAGAGGTTTAGGTGCTCGTATAAATTATGATGCTTGGCCAATGCCTAGAATATTCTATAAAATTATGATGGCAGGTGAAATACTACCAGAAGAAATGAAAAGAGTATTTAATCTTGGTATTGGATACTGTATCGTAGTATCTCCACAGTATGAAGACCATGTTCGTAAGATAATAACTGGATGTGGATACAATAATTGGACAATTGGAGATATTGTGGTATAATATAATTGTCAGAGAAATACTGGCTGCGGTTATGCCCTTTGGTAGGTTCAGCATAAGCGGCTATAGGAATCTACCATCTTATTAATCTGTAAAATGTCTGTAAAATTAACGATTCTTAAAACTGGTGAAACATTAATATCAGAAATGCAAGAACTTGTTGCTGATAAAAATCAATTGTCACCTCATGCTTATCTGTTAAATAATCCACATGTAGTTAGAACTAAGGATAAACAATTTCTAACTGAGGAGGAGAAAGATGAAAAAAAATTTGGTATTGATGTTTTGATGACACCTTGGATTATATTATCATCAGATAAAAAAATTATTATACCAGTTGATAGTGTAATAACTATTGTAGAACCTATCGAAGGAGTTAAACAAATGTTCCTAGATAAAAATCAAACTGTAAAAATTGAGGAAAATTTAAATGGCTAAAGATATTAAATGTATTCTAGTTAATGTTGACAATCTTCTTATTAGTGAAATTGAAGAGATTGATGCTGAACTTGGAAATCCTAATTGTAAGTTAATCAATCCAGTTGTCTTTGAGTCTCTTGATAAGATGAAACCTTTAGTTGAGGCTTCTAAAGATACTGAATTTATGATAAGGTCAGAAGACATACTTACTATTGCTGACCCAACCCAAGAAGTGATTGACAAATACATTGAAATAACTTCATGAAAATTTTGAGTATTGACTTGGACTATTTTATGAGTCCAACCATACAACTTTATAATGATGCTTTCTTTGATAATGATCCATTGACACGATGGAATGATTTGTTTAATAATACTGATTTTAAGGAAAATCATTTAATTATAGATCAATCTAATTTATTGTTTTGTTTTGATACATTTTTAAAGTCATTAAAACAATGTGATAGTGTTTCATTTGGATATGAGCACGATGCAATTCTTTTTAATCTTCAAAATTACTCTGATATAGAGTTAATCAATATTGATCATCACGATGATGTTTTAGGTGGAAGTTATGTTACTGATACTGTTTATAATCCCGAAGGAGCATTAAGTAAAGAATACTTTGATTTGTGTGAAAATGGTAGAGTGAATGAAAGTAATTGGGTAGCATGGTTAGTTAATCAGAAAAAATTAAAATCTTATACTTGGATTTGTAATCAAAATAGTAACAAAAGTAAAAACTTTGTTATTGAAAAAATAATACCGAATTATTCTTTTCTTCAGAAAGAAGAATATAAAT